CGGTATCTCGGTGACGGGCCTGTCGGTCGCGGCCTCGCGACTGCTGTAGAAGTGGGCCAGCAGGAGCTTGACGGCGTGACCAAGCGCTGGCGGCATCTCGCCAGGCTTGAACCCGGCAATGTAGGTGATGCGAACTGCTGCGGCCGCCGGGAAATAGTAGCCGGCAGCAGTCAGGAGACGTCCATTGAAGAAGCGGTGCCCAGTGAACTCCACCGGGGCGCCGCCACTGATCGGATCATACTCCACACGCTCGATGCTCTGGATTGGACCGCGAAACAGGCGCACGTGACGCCCGAAGGCACTCACCTCGTGCTTGACCAGCTTTTCGGACAGGTTCTTGCCCGTGAAAGTCTCTACATAGTCAACCGCCGCGGCCAGCATCTCCGCGATCATATCATCGTCGTCGTCGTGCTGGACCTCAAGATGCTTTTTGGCCTGCTCGAGCGTAATGGGGTCAGCCATCCGGTCCTCCATCCCGAGCTAGGCAAGCAGGGCGACCGAAGCCGCCCCGCCCGTTTCAGCCCTGCGCCTTCAGGTTTGCCTCGACCGCTTCTTCTGCCGTCGCGACCGGATCATTGAAGTCGATCTGGTTGGCAATTACTGGCTGACCCTTGCGCGGGTTGTTGTCGACCGCAGGATGTGCGGTGTCGATGCGCTCGACGATCTCCGGCTCGATGAACGCGCCGCTGGCGGCGACATCGGTTGCAGGGGTTAGCGTATCTTCGGTCATGGCCCGCGTGTCGGAAACGCCGAGAACGTCGGCGGGCTTGATGTCGGTCGTATCGACCGTCTTCTTGGTGGCAGTCATTTCGATTTGCTCCTGCTGGAGAGAGGGGCCGGCATCCGCCGGCCCCATCAGGTTACACGCTGATCTTAAGCGCGCGCATCGCGGTCGGATTCTTCACGCCGCCACCAACACGCTTCGTGGTGTAGAACAGCACGAAAGGCTTGGCCGTGTACGGGTCGCGCAGCACGCGCACGCCAATACGATCGACTACCTGGTAGGTCTCGACCATGTCGCCGTAGAGCGCCGCGATGTTGCCCGCAGCTACGGGGGGCATGCCCGGCATGTCGACGACAGCCTCACCCGCAAGCGTGGGCGGCACCCCGAGCGCAAGGCTCGGCTGCCACAGATAGGCACCGTCGGTGGTCTTCAGCTTGCGGAAGGCAGCCTGCGAAGCGCGGTTCATGTAGAACTTGGCGTTTGGCACGAACGGCGCCGGCAGATCCGCCTGCAGGTCGAACAAGGCATCGCCTGCCACACCAGCCGCAGCACCCGAGTTGAGCACCGGGATTGCACCATACGGATGCACAGCAGCGTTCGCAGCGCCAGTGACGTAGGTCAGCACGCCGGCAGGCTTGTTCACGCCGTCGCCTGACAGGAAGGCAATGCCTTCTTGGCGGTCGAACTCGGTGCTCACCTCTTCGGCAAGCCACGCTTCGATGTCGACTTCAGCATCGTCGATCAGACCCTGCGAAGCAGCAGGGTTCGCGTAAACCTCGCCCATCGAGAAGCTGAGCGAAGTCAGGCCAGGAGTGGTGGTCTGCGGACGGGCGGCGGTCTCGCCAACCCAGCCCGAACCGACGATCCCATCCGAATAAACCTTCTTGAAGCCGGCGCCGCTGACGGAGATCACCGAGCTGTTCTGGCGCATCGGCGAGATGACCTTCTGCTTCTTGCTGATCGAGCGGTCCCACTCGACTGGCGCAAGATAGCCGCCTTCGCCATCCGTCTTGGTGGCCGCAGCTCGCAGCTCCTCGAGCTTGGCGCTGGGAGCGCCGCCCTTGAAGTACGCCTGGAACTGCGAGGTGTACTCGGCGTCACGCGGAGCAGGCTTGCCGTCGTCGTTGCCCAGCGAGGCCTTCAGGTTGACCGACTCGACCGCGGCCTGAAGCTTGTCCAAGTCCGCTTCGATCTTGCCGAGCTTCTCGGTCGTCACGACGTCGGTCTTGCCGGCCTTGATTTCGTTGATCGAAGCGGTGTGCGCGTCCTTGAACGCTTCGAAGGCAATACCAAGCGCTTCGATGCTGTCCGGCTTCTTGGCCTGGGCTTCGGCGCGCACGGCGATGAGGCCCCGGCCCGTCGCGGCGGTACCGCGAAGGGTGGTCATGGTGTTCATGTCTGTTCCTTTGTTCAGACGGTGAGGGCTGCGAAGAGGCGCGAGTAATCGGCCTCTGGTTCATCGCCAGCGCGTAGCGTGGCATCCTCGACAGCGCGTGGCGTGCCCGAGGTCATCACGCGATAAAGGTCACGCCGGGCTGAGCGCGGCATTCCCTCTTTCGCGAGAAAGCTGTCGAGCGACGGCTTGTCACTCGGATACTGTTCGTCTGCCGATGCGTACACGGGCATCTGAGCCTCGCGTTCCATCACGGCATCGGCAAGGCCGGCGTCGATTGCCTCCTGCCCGCGGAAGAATACGTCCTTGCCTTCGATCATCGCCTCGAACTCAGCGAGATCGCGACCCGAACGGGCAGCGTAGGTTTCGCACATGGCCGTATCGAGGTGCGCCAGTGTTTCCCAAGCGTCTTTCATCTCCGACTTGGTGCCGAGGAAAAGCCCGCGTGCTTCATGGATCATGATTTCGGCATTGGCCGCAATCTCGATGCGGTCCCCCGCCATCGCGATGATCGAGGCGGCAGACGCCGCAACACCCAGCACCTGAACCGTCACCTCACGGGAGTGGCGGCGAAGCTGATTGTAGATCGCGACACCCTCGAAGTAGTTACCGCCAGGCGAGTTGATCTCGACGGTCACAGGCTTGTCGCCAATCTGGCGCAGTGCCGCGCTGATCCGCTTTGTCGACACGCCACCGCCCTCGCCATCGTCACCGATATAATCGAAGATGGAGATCGTGGGCTTCTCCGAGGCCGCCGCCTCGACAGTGAAGTGCTTGAAGTCGTCCGCGAGTGCGCGCGTCTCAAACTTCCAGTCTGCACCCGAACCAAGCGCGGGCATCTCTGGCGGACGCTGGCCGGCCAAGACGGCGATAAGGCTACCTCTTGTCATTTAGGTCCTCCACGATTGCGGCCGCCGACGTGCCTGCGCGGGGCAGGAGGCCAGCGCCGTCGGGATGCGGGTTCATGTCGAGCGCCTCGCGCGCTTCGTTCGCTTCCATGAACGGCTTGCCGCCGCCGGAGCCGAGAGCGCGGGCCAAGAAGTCGGACTGGTCCTTCATCGAGCCGCGCAGCAGGGCGCGCTCGTTGAACTTGGCGTAGAGCACGGTTCCGTCTCGGGCCTGCTTCTCACGACGGCTAAGTAGCCGCCAGATCGCCTCTTCCCAGATGACGAACCACGGCAGGAGACAGTAGACGACGTAGTAGAGGCCCAGCTGCTCGATGCCGCTACCCCATGCGGTCTCGTCGAACATTAGTAGGGGGCGAGGAACGCCAGTGAAGCGGGAGCCCTGTTCGGCCTCATTTCTGCGCAGTTCGACAAGCTGAGAGTCGCGCGCTGAGCCGGAGAACGGCTTCGGCTCCATACCGCCTTCGAGCAACATCCATTGGTCGACGCCTTCGGGGCCACTATAATCGTCACGCAGGCTTTCCTTCAGTCGAGCATAGGCTTCGTCGCTCAGTTCATCTTTAATCTGAAGGGCACCACCGGCCATCACGCCCCGGCTCAGCAGGTTCGCCATGGCCTTCTCAGCCAAGTGGGCTAAGCCGATCGTGTCAGCCGCAACATCAAGGAGCCCCAGCCCGTTTAGGCCATCAAGCGAAACGGGCGCTCGGAAGTGGAACACATCCTCGGCGTTGAGATATTCGGGACTTCCGCTTTTTGGCTGGTACTTGAAGCGGAGGGTGCCGCCGCTCCACTCCTTGCTGACAGACTTGCGCGGGAACGGCACAAGGGCCTGGATTTCGCCGTCCAGGCGGACGACGCGCGCGTAGACGTTACCGTCCAGCAGCGCTGCCATCTGCATGTAGCTCTTAAACTCGCTAGGCGTCATCGCGCCGTTGCCCAGCGGATCTAGCTTGAAGATCGAGTAGAGCGGGTGGTCCGTTGCCTTCTCGGTTGTACCGTCGGCCTTCCGGCGCATCAGGGACAGGGGCAGCATGCCGAGCGAGCCGGCAATTAGCGATGTTCCGCGGAAGAACACCGAGTTGCGCATCGCCATGCGATCGCTGACCGCGACACCCGCCAGACCTTCACGGCCTCCTCGAACGAACGCACCGAGCACGGGGTCGTCGGGGTTCTGGATGTCGTGAACGGAATAGGCGTAAACATTCCGTTGCTCGACAGCGGGGCCTCGTGCAGAGGACCGGCGGAATCCGGACGCGCGCTGATAATCGACGGGCGACATTACCGCCATGCGCCCTCCTTAAACTCGCCGTATCCCGCGAGATTCGTAAACTGACTTCTTCTTCGGCTTTTCGCTTGCGGTTGCGGCGCCAACGCCCATGGTGATCGTCACCATGCCGTCGATGCGGCCGCGCGACCGCTTCTTGTTAAACATCCGGTTGCCCAGCCCGTCGGGCTCGACCACGGCGTTCGCTGCGCAACTGTACGTGACCGGCGATGCGTCGATCACGATCTTGCCTTCGAGGATGCGGTCCTCGGTGCGGGTGATCGAGTGTGGCATGCATAGCTGCCGCTCTTCGAACACGATCCGCTGGCCCTGTGCATGGCGGACGATCTTCAGGCCGCGCCCCTCGGGCTTGCCTGGCCCGTCCCAGAGCCACCACTGAAGTCCGACCTCATCGCAGGCGTCGGTAAACTCCGTAAGAAAGGCTGGATCAACGACCAGCGCTTCAACGTCATGGGCCGCATTCAGCTTGGCGACTTCTGCGGCCACGAACGTGTAGTCGATCGTCGGGCCGGGCGTGGCAGCGAGGTACTTATCCTCAACCCAGTCGAGATACGGCGCCTTGTCCTGATCAGCTTTCTCTTCCAGACCTTCGCGCGCCGTCCAGTACCAGGTCTTCACCGCCAGCAACTCGTCCGACACCTCCCAAGTGGCCGAGAGCGCGGTAAGGTCGTTCTTCTGCGCCAAGTCGAGCGAGAGCCAGCACTTGCGGCCGATCATCGCGCGACTGTCGACTGCGCCCTGTACCGCGGTC